GCCCCCTTAGAGGCCAGAATATCGGCAACTCTTTGCGTGTCCCCACTCGCCCTTGCCTGCGCTAGGTCATTAGCAAACGCCTGAAACTCAAACATCCTGTCTGCGCCAAGGCCCGTCTTCGCCATGTACGCCTGGCCCACAAGCCCAGGGTCCCCGAGCTGCGCGAGGGGCGCGAGTTCAGGGTACTGCTGCGCGAGAGCGGCGAGACCCTGTTCCTGGCGGCGCAGCTTCTCTGCCTCAGAAAATCTGGGGTCCGCAAGCCTGATATCCCCAAAAAAAGAGGAAAGGCGGCCCAGCCCGCTATTTGGGTCAACATTAAATAAAGGCATTTCCGCGCACTCCTAGAAGAGAAGACCTGCTAAGCTACCAATACTTCCCACAGCATCCATAAGCCCGGACTCGTGGTTAGCGCCAGTTGCCGAGCTTTCAGAGCCGCCACTCTGCGGGAGGGCCCCTATCAGGTTCGCCCAGGCGTTCAGGGCGCTCACGGGGGCTTGCCGCGTTTGGGTGTCCAGGCCGCGCTGGAAGGAGCCTATGCCCATGAGGTTTTGCGCGTCCTGTTGCCGCAAGCCCGAAAGCTGATTCATGGCCATATTCAGGGCGTTGTTGTACTGGTTCTGCTTGAACGACCCTATGGCGTTTAGGCGTTGCCGCTCCAGTTCGGACGCGCCCAGGACCTGCCTGTTTGACCCAAACTGCCCCGCGTCCGTCACGGCCTGTTTCAGGAGTGAATAGTCCCCTTGCGACTGCCTGTTTATGTCGTCTATCACATACTGGTCAAAGGGGTTCATAAAGAGCCCCACATCCCGCGATACATCCGCCGCCGAGGTCGGGGCGAACCCTTGCCGGAACATGCCGAAAGCATTGTTCTCGTCTTGTGTTGCCCCCATGGGGGTGAACATGGAATCCCCTGCGCCGCCGCCCAAAAGGCCCGTCCCACGCGACGCAAATCCGGTGAAGGCGTCCTGTATTTCTTGCGGAAGCAGCGCAAACCCAGACCTAGAGCTAGATTGCTCCGGGTTGTCACTACCGCTGATGAAGCCAGTTATGCTGTCAAAAAGCCCCATGATTTTCCTCCTTTACCAGCTACTTAATGCTACCCTGCGCCACACAACACTTCCCGCGTTGTTGACGCACACATACAGATACGACCCGTCATAATTGAAGTCGCCCTCCCTGGAGCCCGTCACATCCGAAGATGAGGTTGGAACCTTTGCGACTTTTCGGCCCTTAATATATTCATTCGGCAGGTCTAGCCACTCGCGCCTGTCCGCAGTACGCTCGCCTATCATGTAGCGCAGAACATCGGAAATCTGAGAAATGGTCTCGTTCCTTAATTTCGGCCACGGCTTCATCTTCGGCCACCCTCTGCTTGCATCTCTTCAACCCACTGGCCAAGCTGGAACGCCTGCCCTATGGCTTGGCCGCGCAGTGTGTACTGGAAAACGCGGCCCTTTGCCTGGATGGATATGCGCTCTGTCTTCTGTGTGACTGTGAACGTCTCGTCGTAAAGGGGCGTGGAGGACTGCGGCCATTCCCACGCCTGCACCTGGACTGTGACGGGCGTGCCTATGTCGTCGCTTTCCAGGGAGAGAACACTATCCAAGACGCCCCAGTTATCTATAACATCATCCCCTGTCTGCACGCTGTCCGGGATGAGGCCCGTAAGCGTGGAAAGCTGTGGCCCCGTGAAGCGCTTAGGGGTCTTGAGGAGCCACTCCATGGCCTCCCCGCCCGCATCGTTTGTGAGCTCGTGCCGATAGGCCACATTGTCCGAGGACACGAGGCGGGGCTGCCCAAACACGGCATAAGGCCACTCCGCCGCCGTGCGATCCATCTCGTCAAAGCTCCAGGTGAAGTCGTGCGTGTTGACCCTGGCCACGCGGTCACACTCGTTAGAGTTCGCGGACGGGTAGTGAAACCACACCTCGGAAAACTTTTCATTAAACCAGGCAAAGCACTTAGATTTCTGCGCCGTATTAATGTTTTCAAAGACATATTTGAACCCAGTGCTTATATCCCAAGAATTGGACGGGACGACCTCAACATTGCCCCCGGACCACATGTAGAAGTTATCGCGCCCCATCCAGTAAGCAACCCCCTGAGAAGCGCACCTAGCCAATGGCCCGATGATGCCTATCCCAGGGTCAATCATAGTGAACCGCCACACGAGGTCTCCGCCCGTGTATTCCATCAAGAGCGTGGCGTTCTCCGTAAAGATGAGCGCCTCTCCCTGTATGACCACATGGGATATAAGGCGCTCCACATCCTCTAACTCATCCTCAAAAACCTGATTTTCGGAAGTGGCCGTCCATACTGTTCTATCGCCTATATCCGAGGTCTTTATTCTGTTCTCCGCGCCGCTGTCCCCGAAGGTGACGACAATGTTTTTCAGAACAAAGGCGTAGTTTATCTGTGTCGGCGCGTTCAGGACGGCAGTTGCTGGAGAGGTAGAGTCTCCGTCCCACTCGTACAGGCCCCCCCCGTTCCCTGGCGTTCCGATGATGACGTCGCCGAATCGGTCAAGGTGCCATATCCGGGGGAACCGCCTGGCGGAAGAGGACACCTTGGCCACGCCATACAGGCCCACCCCGTATTTGCCCATGCCATAGCCTTGGCCGTATATTTCGTCTGCGTTCCCGGCGGCCAGGCCGTCCGGCGTGATGTCGTCAACCGCAGAGCCAATCAGGCTGTGCAGCTTGGTGTGGGAGCCGATAACGGTCCTGGACTTCCCGGAGATGAGCCCCCCAAAAAGAGTGCGGCACCTGCCGTCCAGTGCATCCCCCTCTTCAAAAATGATCGTCTGCCACCCGCCTAGCTTTTCGGGCCGCCCACGCACATACCGGATATTCTGCGACTGCGCGAAGTGGTTGCTGGAAAGCCCCGTGGCGTCCGTGCTTGGCTGCGTGCCCGGCAAAAACTGCCATGGCGCGTGCACAACGGGCAGGGTACTCATGTTTTAATGATCCATTTGATGGCGTAGTTCTTGGGGCGCGTTTCTGTGGTATAGCGCGGTGCGCCGTATCCCGATTTTTCAACAATACTTCCTGTGTTTGCGGTATTTGAGTGAACCGGGGAGGAAGAACCCCCATCATAACAGTTTTGGTCAAACCAGTTTGTATAGGTGTGCTCGTGCCCTTGGAAAGCGTCCGCCTGATAAGAGCCCACGGCTCGAGAGCTATCGGGGTCTAGCCCACGCCCGCCGTCCAGGCCGCGCAAGAAGACCCCCCTGAAGTCCGGGACCTTGAAGGTGCCCCCGTCCGCAGCGCCGTATATCGTGCCTATGGCCGCGAAAAGGGCGGCATAGGTCGTGCGGCCCAATGACGCGCCGTTGCACTCCACCCACCCGGTGGGCACAGTCACACCCGCGAAGGCTTGCACAACGCCTGCGGGCATAAGGTTGGCCGTGACTGTTGCCTCTAGCTCCGCAAGGTCAGTTTCCACTGTATCGGCTTTGTCCGATACGGCCTTAAGCTCCTCATCAATAGTGTCCATGTTGTCGTTAAGTTGCCCGCCCCACAAGTCCTCGTCTGTGGCGTTGTTGATAAGCGGCTTATTAAGGGAATAGTTAGTCGTTAGAGTTGGCATGGGCTACTCCTCTATACCAAAAATGAATGCACCGCGTTGTACCCAGGCGCGTTGCGGGCGTTGTTTGTGCGAAGGAGGTTCTGGTAGTCGCGCTCGGCAAGCTGCGCGAACAGGCTTGCCATATCCAAGTCCTGGCGCTCCGTGCCGTGAATGCGGGAGAGCGTCCATTGCTCTATGATGTCCTCCGCATGGGTCAGGAGGTCATTGGTGGCCGTATCGTCCGTGCTGTCCGTGGCAAAGGCCGTGTAGTCCTTCACGCCGCGCACGACGGCGGTGTAGCTCGCGTCCGAGGTGGGCTGAAGCTCATACTGCCCGTTGCGGTAGGTGTAGATATTTGGCCTACCCTGGAAATCGCGGTCGTATAGGTCAAAAGTGGACCATGGCACCTTGCAGACGGGGTGGCGAATGCCGTCATCAACAATCACCACCCCGCCCGGCTCTATCAGATAGAGCGGCGAATTGTTCACGAGTGTGAGGAGGCGGTCGCCCTGTACTAGGGAAACGCTTTCCTCAAACTCCGTGAACCACCAAGGCCGTGTTTTCCAGTGCCGCACACTGGCGTTCACGGCCTCGCGGATAGCCACTTGGGACACAGCCGTATTGGCTGTATCTTGGAGTTTTCGCGCTATCCTGATGGTCAATTCGCCTAAAGTTGCCATGGTCTAGCTCCCGTAGTGGACGCCGACCTGATAGGTAATGGCGGCCTCTGCGTCGGCGGCGGCGGTGTTAATCGTCACCGCAAGCCACCCCGGCCCGCCCGCTTGCAGGGTCAGGCCCTCCACCTCGTCAATGGTGACAAAGCCCCCAGATTGCGGAGCTGTAGAAGCCGAAGCCCAAGCATCCGCATCCGAGGTGCCGTCATCAGAGTCGTAGTAGATGAACCCGACCGATACAGTGGTCGTAACCGCACCGAAGTTGCCACAGTGAATGGATTTGTCACTCAGGACAAACCGTGCACCTTTGGTCGCCGGAACAAGCCCGACGATAGAGGTGGCCGCCGTGCCAGAGGGTACAGTCACCGCACCAGCAACGATGGTCACATTCCCGTCGCGCACGCCGGGCGCTTTCAGGAAGTCCGCCGCCGTACCTGCGTACTTTGTCGGAACAATGGTTGGAAGAGTTAGTGCCATTTTAAGTACTCCTTGTCTCTAGGCTGCGTAAGTGGAAATCGTGATGACGCCCATATCTGTGCCGTTAGACGGCTGGGCTTTTCGCATACCATAAATGGTAGTTGCACAAATCCCCACAGAATGGCCGTAGTCTATCATCTCGTCCGACATTCTGGCAGAAACACCAGTTGTGGTGTCCATGCCCCACGGAGAACCGATAGACAGAGCGTCACGCCCCACCATCACCGCCCGCCGAACAGTAGTAATCGGCGCAAAGGTGCTGGAGTTATACCCGTAGGCAATACGGTTATGCACATAGATGTCCACATTTTGGTATGAACCGGCATAGTACATGTTGCCTTTTTTCAGGGTTTCCACGGCGTTGGTGTTCCCGGCTTGCATCCGGGCGATACCAATGTCTTTCCAGGTGATGGGAGACGTGGTGTCGGCCTTCAGGTCATCGTATTGGTCCCAGTGGATAAACAGGGCCAAACGACCGCCGGAGAGCAGCTTCAGGGCATGGCGACGCTTCATGGCCGTGGACAGAGCCTTGTCAACAAGCGATAAAGTAAACTTGTCGCTAGAACCAAGACCTTGGTCTGTTGTTGCCGTCCCTGCTCGGATAATGGCGTCCGTACCAGCCGCAAGGCAGGTGTTTTCGCCGGTTAGCGCAAGCAGCGTGCTATCAGAGCTTCGGAAGGTCGTGCCATCCAAAGTCATCTGATTCCCCAAGAAGCCGCCAAGTTGGTTAAAGGCAGACCAGTCAAAGAACTCAACAAGCCTATCTTTGATAGCCTTGCGGGCTTCCTCATCAAACTTGAGGTGCGTCCTTTGTTGGTCAATAGTGTTTTTGCCTTTAACGATTGCCGGGATGCGGGTTTCACCCAGCTTCAGGGTGAAGGACCCAATATCCAGGGCTTCCTCGTTGCCGCGTGCCGTCCCACCTTCCTTAATGGGAAGGCCAGTAAGCTTGGCGCGATACGCATAGGTGAGTTCATCACCAACGATATTTTGCCCATTGAACTCACTGGGTTCATAAATGACACCCAGGCTCTTCAGAAAACCAAAAGCAGACTCTTGGAGCATCTCTTGGTGTGTTTTTTTCTCCCACAACTTCTTGGCTAGAGCGTGGGAGGTAGCGATGTCCGTTGCGGGCATGGCCGTTCTCCTTTCATAAATGGTTGATATATTTACGCTTTTACCATACGAAGCCTGGCGGGCGCTGCCTGTTATCGGTGGCGAGACCGAACGCTGTGGGAGATGAAGCCGTGCGTCAGAACGGCGCTGCGGTAGGACGCGACCCTTAGGCTATCAGTCGCTTGCCTTGCGCCACTTGCATAGGCGTAAGGTCAATGGCGGCCAATTCTTCTGCGCTCATCTGATCTATGGCCTCAAGGGTGAGGTCTCCGACCGACGGCGTTCCGCCCCCAGCCGCAATGGGGCTAGAGGCGGCTTTTTTGTTCTTTGCAATCACGCTCAAGGACGGCCTGGGCGTGACGGGCGGACTGGCGACCTGGGGTGCGGATTGCGCCTGTGGCGCGGCCTGTTGTGGCCCAAAGCCAATGGATAGGCCGCGCTCATACAAGGCCTGGGCCGGGTTATGCCCTGCGCGGTAGTAGGTATCGGCGGCTTGTAGCATTTGGGCCTTCATAGCTTGAACGGCCTGGGCCTGCGTCATTG